CTCGCCGCCGCCAGCTTCGCCAGGGCGTTTTGGACGCACCAGATCGATGGGCCCGTGGCGGCGGACATTGCCGGCGAAGTCGAGCACCAGGCAGTTTTCCTTGCCCGGCGCCAGCCGTGTGCCACGCCCGACCATCTGCACGTAGAGCCCTGCGGACTTGGTGGGGCGCAGGAGCGCGATCAGATCGACGCCCGGCGCGTTGAAACCGGTGGTCAGCACCCCCATCGAAGCCAGCGCGCGGACTTCGCCGCGCTTGAAGGCTGCGATGAGCGCATCACGCTCCTCCTTCGGCGTGTCGCCAAAGATCGTGCGGCAGCTGATGCCTTGTCGGCCGAACTCTTCAGCCACATGGCGCGCGTGCTCAACGCCCGAACAGAAGGCCAGCCATGACTTCCGCTCGGCCCCGTGTTCGATGATCTCGGTGACCGCTGAGCGGGTGATGGCCTCCTGGTCGACAGCTGCCGCCAGATCACGCTGAATGAAGTCACCGGCGCGAGTGCCCACCTTCGACACGTCGAGCCGGGTCGCGGGCTGTTTCGAGACCAAAGGGCTGAGATAGCCAGCGTCGATCAGATCGCGCACCGGGGCTTCATAGGCGATGTCAGTGAACAGCGCCGATTTGCCCTCATGCAGCATGCCGCTGTCGAGCCGGAACGGCGTGGCGGTCAACCCGATCACCTTGAGCACCGGATTGATCTGCGCCAGCCCGTCGAGGAAGCGCCGATACATCGTGCTCGAGTTGCCCGGAATCAGGTGGGCCTCGTCGATCAGCACCAGATCGGTATGGCCGATTTCCTGAGCGCGGCGGTGGATGGACTGTATGCCGGCGAAGAGGATGCGGGCCTGTGCCTCGCGCTTGCCCAAGCCCGCCGAGTAGATCCCGGCCGGGGCCTCGGGCCAGAGGCCGATCATTTCGGCATGGTTCTGGGCGATCAGTTCGCGGACATGGGTGACGATCAGGATGCGCTGATCGGGCCAGGCTTTCAGTACGCCCTCGATGAACGCGGCCATCACCAGGCTTTTGCCGCCCGCAGTCGGAATGACCACCAGCGGATTGCCGGTGCTGTTCTGGAAATAGCCGTAGATCGCGGTGATCGCGGCCTGTTGATAGGGGCGCAAGGTCAGCATGCAGAGGCCTCCGGAGTGCGGGCGTCGTTTGTCCAAGTGGAGCCATCGGGCATGCGGTAGGTGACGACATCGTCGCCCGCATCGATGACCTCGCCCGGAACGAGATCGGGGATGAAGAGATGGCGGATGCAGGCCGCACGCTGTTCAGGCGGCGCGAGCATCCGGTCGTGACGGACGCAATGCCACCCGCCGTCCACGGCGGTGGAATGCAGGCACGACCGACAGGTCACGGCCGCCCCGCCACCATCGTGGCAGACGCCATGGTGATCGCAGAACCGGCATTCGAACCAGGCCGGGTCCTCGCTGATCCGCGCCGGGGGGTGCTGGGCGAAGATGACCCGACCGGCTTTCTCGAGCAGGCGTTCTGCCATCGCGCCGTCGGCCTCGATGCGCTCGATATGCAGAGCATCGGTGTCCTTGCAGACGGCGACATAGAAGGCGCGCGCAATGCCCGTCAGGTGCATGTAGATCTGCATCTGCGCGGCATGCTGGGGCTTCGACAGCACCACCCCTTTGGCAGTCAGATCCGCAAAGCTCTTGGCGGAGTGCGTCTTGAACTCCAGCACATGCCAGGTTTTCGGGGCCTCGAGGAGGCCAATGGCGACCCCATCGAGCGAGCCTCCGAAATGCCCGCCGTGGGCATCGACGCGAAACTGGCGGCCAGTATCGGGATCGACTTCGAGGACAGTGGCACCAGTGGCGCGCAGGTTGCGGACCAGTCGGTCCTCTTCCATCTGCCCGGTCTCAAAGAGGCGCAGCAGGCGGCCGGAATGATGGGATGGCGTCACCCAGCGGAAATCATACCAGAGCGCCCGGGCGCAGGATTTGCCGATGATCGACGCGCCAAGGTGATCGCGAAAGCCATCTCCCTGGCGGGCCTCGTAATCGGCATGGATCGCCGTCAGCGTTGGCGTCGGTGCAGGAGGAAGATCCGCCATCACAGACCCTCCCGTTCGCTGCGGGCCTGTGCCTCGGCCAGAATGCCGTGCCAGGTTTCAGGGTCGTGCCGTGCGCGCAAAACGTCGATCAGGGCGTCCTTCAGCTTCTCGCGGCGGCGGCGACCTGTCCCCTTGGCAAGCAATTCGGCGCGCTCGCGGCTGAGATGGCGCAGGGCGGTGCGCGCGCGGTGGAACCAGTCCGGGTCGATGGGCTTGAGGCCCCGCTGACGCGCCAGATCGGCAGTCGCAATCTGGGTCCGGATCTTGGCAATGGCATCGTCGAGTTCGATCAACCGGCGCGGGTCATCAGGCAAGCCGGGGTTGATCACGGCCACGGGGGCCGCGTTGGTCAGATCGGTCATGGGAGTTTCCTCAGATGGGGTTGAGCACCGCTCCGTCCGTCAGGAGGACAGGGCGGCGCGGCAGATCAGCCCTTCTTGTTCCAGGGAGCGGAGGCCATCTTGACGGGCGCAGCGGTCTGTATGGCGGGCGACGCTGCGGGGGTTGCAGCAGGCTTTGCGACGCGCACCGCGGCTGCCCCACGTTCAGGCGGCAGATAGGCGATGGCATTGCTCTCGCCGTAGCCATTCTTTGGCGGCTTGATCTTCACCTGGATCGTCATCGGGATCAGGTGCAGTTCCTCGCTGTCGCTGACATGCATCTTGCCCGTCGCATGGCAGATGGCCGACAGCGTCCGCTGCGCGATTTCCACGGTGGTCGGGTTCGGGTTCACCAGGTTCAGCTGATCGAAAATCTTCCGGCCCTTGTGTTCCCCCTCGAGGATATCAAGCATCAGCCAGAGAAACTGGCCCATGCCGTTGCGGGTCACGCGCATCTCGCTTTCGACGATCTGGGCGCGGTACTTGCCAGCGGGCAAAAGCTCGTAGGGAGTGGTGGGTTCGACGCTGGTCGCGTCAAAGGACGTATCAAAACGTGCCATGGTCTTATCCTTTCAGGGCTTAAGCGGATTGCGGCATGGCTGCGAGGAACTCCGACCACGAGAGCGGCAGGGTGTCCGGCAGGCCGTAACGGTTCTTGGCGAGGAAGGCGGGGCGCTCTTCGGTGTGCATGGCGCGCGCACCTGACCCGAGCGCCCGGGTCACCTTCTTGTTGAAGCCGACATCGGATTTCGCGACCGAGATCTGGTAATTGGCGAAGAGCACCACATCGGAATGTTCCTGCAGCAGCGCCGAGGCGCGGGTTTGCAGCTTGATGACATACCGGTCGTAGGGCTCGTGCTCGGGGCTGTCGAAACGCTTGATGTCGGTATGGGCAATCTGGATGATCACCATGCCCTTGCGGTCCCGCAGCGCGTTCAGCTTGTCGAGATATTCCCGCCAGACAGTAACAGCCTCGGCATAGCCCTTGCCGAAGCCGGGCGTTTCAATCGACTGCCAGCCGTTGCGCTTGCACGCCTCGGCCCAGATCAGCGGCTCCAGCCAGTCGACGCTGTCGATGACAACAGTCCCGAAATCGTGGTCCTCATCCAGCAGTGCGTCGAGCGCCTCCGCCACCTCGGCATAACTGGTTGCCAGCGGAAAATGCGGAACCTGCAGCTTGCCAAGCCCATCCTCGGTCATGATGAACACGGGTCGGTCGGCATCGGCCGCAAAGGTGGATTTGCCGACCCCGGCCACGCCGTGGATCAGGATGCGCGGCGGCGTCAGCGCCGAGGTCGTGCGCAGGGATGCGAGAGAAATGGCCATCAGCGCACCTCCTCGCCCAGCACCAGGCGGAACTTGGGCTTACCGGTTCGCACCGTCCGTGCGGGTTCAAATCCCTTGCGCCAGGATTCCGGCAGCGCCGTGTATTTGCGTTCGGACACCTTCAGCGTGGTTTCGATGAACTCGGCCGGGTCTTCGCCCGCCGAGGCGATGTTTTCGGCGATCTGGGCGAGTTTCGCCTGATCCCATTCGATCCGCTTCACCAGGTCGGCGATCACTATGACGCCGCCGTCCTCAAAGCGGATCGTTCCGGTGTCCTTGCCGGCCTCAAAGCGGCATTCTGCAGCACGGTCAGCGTATTTCAGGGAGATGGCACCATCGAGCCAATCAGAGACCGTTTTGGCTTGGGTGAGCTGCTGATCGGCCGCGTCTTTGAGCATTGCCAGTTGATCCGCCGGCAGCGCTGCGATCTGGCCTACCGGCATGCGATGGATGTCCGCGAGGGTGATATGGTTAGAGATTGTCATGTCGTCTCCCCTCACGCCGACATCGGGCGATGGGGCTCGTGGTCCGAGCCGCGGATCTGCTCGACCTCGAATGCCTCGACGTCTTCGAGCCGGTAGATGACCCGGCCACCGAGTTTGATGAATTTCGGGCCTTCGCCCGTCCACCGCCAACGCTCCAGCGTGCGGTGCGAAATGTTCCAGCGAGCCGCCAGCTCGATCTGGGACAGGTGTCTTAGCGCAATGTGAACCTCCTTCGGATTTGTGCGAACACTTGCGGGATCAACATGGCCGACTGGGTGGGAGGCATCGTGGAGGCAGGCGGGAGGCAAACCGGGAGTTTGGGAAGATCACTGCCCGACAATGCGAAAAGGCCGCCCAGAAGGACGGCCTTTCACTGGAATCAAGATGGCCGGATCAGGGTTCGATCCAGCAATTCCCGTCATCGAACTTGATGAAGTGCTGCCAGTCGTTGCGCCGACCGAACGCCTTTTTCAGAGTGTTGACCTGGTCGCCGTAGCCAACCTCCACCAGCAGGGTCGTGACGCGCAGGACAGGCGATTTCGACCAGTAGGCGGCAAACAGAAGCTGAAGGAGCTGGCGCTGCTTGTCCCCGCCAAAAATCAGCGTTTCGCCCCTATGCCAGACGAACCCGCAATCCTCAGAATGGTCGATCGGAAACTCGTGCTGCGCCTGACCCGGGAAAACCCTCGAACCGAGGGCCTGCGGCGAGATCGCGAGCTTGCCCGGGGCGCCGAACACATCCGCTACGCCGACGACGACGTTTCGCTTCTGGGTGTTGATCGGAATACGATCGCCCGGCGTCGATGTCAGGATGACACGGACCTCCTCTGGCGGCCTGCGCACGAGCAGTCCATCGAGCTGTGCCCATACCGCAGGGTCGCCGAGCCGCCGCGCAAACCAGACCGGCACGGGGGCCTTCGTTCCGGAAAGCTTGATGGTGCCAACGTCCAAGACAAGATCGGCGATCAAAGGCGCCGGGCTCGGTGGCCCCGCCCGCTCGAACGCGACCAGCATCCTGGCAAGCGCCAACCCGTAGTCGACCTTGCACGCCGCGATCTCCTGATTGTCGACTTTGATCCAGCGGCCCGTGCTGTTGTGATAGCCAAATGACTTTTGCTCGGGCGACCAGATGGCCTCGATCGGTTCATCTTCGTAATCGTCCATTGCAGCGACGACCGGGACATGCCCGTTCGCCACCAGCAGCTTGGCCTCGAGCAGCATGTCGGTCGCGCGGCGCGAAACCTGGTGCAGCGTCGATGCCTGCAGAGACGGGCTGCGGGCTTCCATGGCCCGCAGCAGGAGGT